ATTAGATAAATCAAGTCTCGATTATGATTATGTTTTAATAGATTGTTCACCGTCTTTAACAACTACTGTTATTAATGCATTAGTGGCAAGTGATAGCATATTAATACCACTAGAACCTTCATTATTTAATTTACAAGGAATAGGGTATCTTGTAAAAATAATAAATCTTATAAAATCTAATTTTAATGCTAAATTAGAAATTGAAGGTATACTATTGACTAGAGTAGATGCTCGTAGTCGTGTTGTTAATGAATTTAAAGAGCAATTGAATAAGATATTCCCTGATAAATTATTCAAAACAGAAATAAACTTAAATACTGCAATAAATAGAAGCCAGAGTTCTGGACTTCCAGTAATGTTATATGATTCTAAAAGTAAAGGATCTATTCAATATACTCAATTAGCAAAGGAGATTTTAATGAATGGTAAGGAAAGATATTAAAAATAATATTGGAGCAATGGGATTAGGGATTTTGGATGAATTACAAAAACCTATAAATTCAGGAGAAGAAATCAAAAAAACTGTTGATTTAAAAGAAGAAAGTAAAAAAATTAGAAAGACGTTTGTTCTATCTTCAGATACTATTGACAAGATAAATATTTTAAAAGCAATAACTCCAAGTGAAGAATTTGGAAGTATATTAGAAAAGGCTGTAAATGTGTATTTTAATAGTCAAAAAGAACAAATTAATTTATTAGCAGAACAACTAAAAAAGTTTAAATAAATATTATTATATTATTATATTATTAGTAATATGGTGATATTGTATTACTAATAATATAGTAATACAATAATATATGAGTAGTCTATGTGTAGATTGCTCTTTTTATTTTTTATAAAAGTATTAATTATTTTTTTTATTTGGGACAAATTCAACGATATCAGATATATCACAATTAAAATGAGTACAGATATCATCAAGTATTTTCATAGATACATACTGATTTTTACTCATTTTTGTCATAGTTGCAGAAGAAGTTTTTATTGCAACTCTTAAATCTTCCTTATTCATATCTTTGTCAATTAATACCTTCCATAAGGGTTTAAAAGAAAATGCCATAGTTTGAACCTCCTAAATATAATATCCTAATACTAACATTATTCTTTAGAAAATTAAAGATTTTATTTACATATATATTGACATTATAGAATAGTCCAGTATAATTAAATTATATTCTTTAGAAAACTAAAGAATAAGTTTAATTTTATAAAGAAACAATCAACAATTTGAAATTATTTAATAAAAAAAGAGCAGCACCCAAAGGTTACTACTCGCTAACAGTTTGATTATAACCTTTGGATCATGCTCCTGTAAAGGAGGAGTGAAAAATGAATATACAAGTATATCAGGAATTAATACAAGATTTAATAATCCAAGGTATAAAGGTTCAAGATCTAACGCTGCTACAAATTAGGTATAGCATAAACCTATATAAAAAATATGCAGTTATTCAAGGGGGTAGTAATAATGTTAAACACAATAATTAGTAATGAATTTGAAATATTAATTGAAAATGAACCAATTAAAGAAATATTAGAATCTAATGAAATATTAAATGAGTTAGTAATGCAAATAAAATCTATTGATAAAGAGTTATTTATTAATTTAGATAGTGAAATTGGTTCAAATATTAGTTTAAACAGTAGGTATTATTTTGAAAAAGGATTTAAATCAGCAGTTAAATTAATGAATGATATAAGAGATATAAATAATAAATAGGTATTAATAAAGGGGGATCTATGGAAGCACTGTTAAGACTCGAAATTGAACTTGCTAAGAAAATTCTATTAATAAAGTCTAAAAATACAGTTAATATGTGGAGGTGTAACAATGTTGTATGTAAAAGAATTACAAGAATTTGCCCTAGCATTAAAAGAACTAAAAGAAAAAAATCCAACTAAATTTTATGAATTGAAACGAATACTTAAAGAAATGAAAGCAGGTAAAGATAAATGATTCTTAGAGTAGTTATAAAAGAAGGAAAAAGGAAAATTATTATATTGAAAAAGTAGTTTGTACATAAAGCCATACCTCTAAACTAGGGGTATGGCTTGTTAATATATTGGGTTGAATTTAAGAAGTAATGCTAATTCATTATAGACAGTAACTATTGTAGATATAACTGACTTTATAAATAGTAAATTGATGAATTAAATGGCTTATATACTATCCTCTAATAACTTTCTATGTTCATCTTGTAGACTAGAAATATAATGATTTAAACTGCTATTGAATTGCATAAAATAAAGACTATTATTACGATCATTTTTGTGGCTATTTTCTAACGTCTTAACAAGATCATGATTACCATCTGCTGTAGCCATTATTAAGTTATGTTGTATATTTATATCGTCTATTGATTGCATCATGTAGTCATGTAGCCATACTATACAACTTTCAAGTTTTTTTGTTAATTGTTGTAAATCCGCATAACTACCCTTGTTGTGTGTGCCATATGGTAAAAAAGGGTGAAATAATAACTTTATTATTTCTAAATACTGATCAAACAAATACGTTAATTCATTTGATGATTCACTTGGTATTTCTAATTTTTCAGAAAGTAATTCATTTAGTGATTTTTGTGTACTGTTTTTATATTCACTATTTCCTAATAAGTAATCGACAGATACATTATAATACCTCGCTAGACTGCAAAGAGTTTTAAAATCAGGATGTCTTTTACCTTTTTCATAGTAGGCTAATACTTGTGGTTTTATATCCAAGTCATTTGCAACAGCCTTTTGCTGCTTCTTAGAATCTAATCTCAACATACTTAATCTTACAGCCATCATTTCAAGACCTGTATCAACTATTTCTTTTTTTTCTTCCATTAAAATTCACCTTCCTACCTAACATTAAAATAATAATAACATGATAATACTTAAAAATCAACAAATTGCTTATAAATAAAATTTAAAAATCACTTGATTTAAGCAGAATAGGAAGTATAATAAAATTATAAATATAACTAAATTGCTTACAAATAAGAAAACAGATGTTTTTATAAGCAATTTAGCAACAGGAGGGTTAGGGATGATTAAGGCAAAAACTGAAAATATGCGTAAATGCAGGATATTGAAAGGAGTGAACCAAACAGAATTTGCAAAAATAATTAGTTTAAATACTGCTTCATATTGCTTAATTGAAAATGGAAAGTTAGGTGTAAAACCTAAAACTGCAAAAGTTATAACAGATGAACTTGCAGTAGAATTTGATGAAATTTTTGAAATTATTCAATAATGAGAGAATCGAAGATATAGAGCATTGGGTGTGATTAAATGGGAAGAGCAATGAAGCCAATAAAAGATATAGATAAGGAAATAGATTTATTGTCATATCTAAGGATACATGATGAAAGAATGTATATATTTTATTTAATCCTACGATATACGGCATTTAGATCAAGCGACATACTACCTTTGAAAGTAAGGGATATTACTGGGAATGACATCATAATAAGAGAACAGAAAACAATAAATAGACAAAATAAAGAGCAAAGACGTATTCCAATACATGAAGATTTAAAAGAGGCTTTAAATGAATATATTGAGAACAAACATGAGTATGAAGTATTATTTCCAAGCCAAAAGGGTGTAAATCAGAGTTTAAGTTATGAACAGGCATATAGAATATTGAAAAAGGCAAGTGAAAGTGTAGATATAAATAATTTTGGAACACATTCAGGAAGAAAAACGTGTGCATATCATATATACATGAATACCAGAAGTTTAAAAAAAGTTCAAAATTTTTTAATGCACGATAGCAAGAGAGATACAATTCGTTATGTTGGTTTAGAGCAAGAGGTAAGAAATGATACAAGTAAAGATATATCAAGCCCATTAGCATTGATAAAAAGTAGAAGCAAATAGGTACTGAAATCAGATAAATGTAATGTAATAATGGCTATATGACATTTAGAATTAATAAAAGAGTATTAAAGCATTGAAAACACTAAGTTAAGAGTGGTTTAAAAAAATGTAAGAGATACGCTATATTATATTACATTTTACATAATATAGAAAATACATTCAAAGTATTGATTTATAAGGATTTGAAGCGAAGATATAAAGATAATTTAGGCTTTAAGATTTTAGGGTAAAATTATTACCAAACAATATTTTAAAGAAACAAATGCAACAATAAAAAAAGTTGTACTAAACAAACACAAAAAACAAGGCTTGAAATACTTATATTACTTAATTTAGAGGGGATGAAGGTTGCGAATGGAACTTGATGAAAAAAGAAATTTGGCGAAGAAGATATTTGAAGATGCAAAAGGGGACATAACCATTAAAGAAATATCGGAGAAAATTGATGTAAATATAAATACAATTAAATCATGGAAACGAAAAGATAATTGGAAAAGTGATTGTAGAGGAGCACCAATAGGAAATCAATATGCTATAGGAAATAAAGGTGGGGGAGCACCGAGAGAAAACATAAATGCTTTAAAAAATGGTAAGTATAGAAAATATATATCGAAAACAACAGGGCAGATAATAAATGATTTAAAAAGAAAAGGAGCCACTCCTATAGATATATTAAGAGAAAATATCTATATTGCTCAAGGTGAAGTAATAAATAGAATATCATTAATGAAAGATGCTGATGGAAATTTAGATAACCTGAGAGAAAGTATAAATGCGTTTAATAAAATGTCTAAGATGGTTAAGGAGTATGATGATTTAACAGGCGAAAATTATTCATTAAAAATAGAAGAGAAAAAATTAAAAATTAAAAAACTTAAAACAGAAGTTAATAAGATAACTGGAGAAGATGAGATTGCTAATGAAAATTGTATAGATAGGCAAATAGATATATCGAAACTTAATGATGAGGAGTTGAATGAACTTGAAAAACTTATTAACTCGGCTTCCAACGATTGATGATATAAAGATAGAAAAAGCAAAAAGAAAAGCAATTGATTTTACTACCTATACATATTCCCAATATGAAATAAATGATCATCATAAAAGATATGCAGATGCTCTTGATAAATTTGCAAATGGTGAAATAAAAAATCTGATGATATTTATGCCACCACAACATGGGAAAAGCGAACTATGTAGTAGAAGGCTACCCGCTAAACTTTTAGGAAATAATCCAAATTTGAGAATAGCATTAGTTTCTTATAACCACAGTTTTGCAAGTAAATTCAATAGAGATGTACAAAGGATAATTGATAGTACAGAATATAAAAAAATATATCCAGACACAAAACTTACAACTAAAGGGGTTAAAACAGAAGGAACATGGATTAGAAATTCGGAAGAATTTGAAGTTGTTAATTATAGAGGGAGTTTTATAACTATAGGAGTAGGTGGCGGATTAACTGGTAGACCTGTAGACATAGGAATTATTGATGACCCTTATAAAGATGCATCTGATGCATGGAGTCCTACTGTAAGGCAAAATGTTCAAGAGTGGTATGATACAGTATTTAAAACTCGTCTTCATAATGATAGTCAACAACTCATTACTTTAACAAGGTGGCATCCAGACGATTTAGCAGGAACAATATTGAAACGTGAGCCTGAAGAATGGAGCGTTGTTATTTTTCCTGCTATAAAAATAGGACTACCAACAGAGGAAGACCCAAGAGAAGAAGGAACAGCATTGTGGGAAAGCAAACATAGCCTTAAAAGATTATTAACTATTAAAAAGCAAAACCCTCATGTATTTGGTTCTTTATATCAACAGAATCCAAAACCTGCAGAAGGATTATTATTCCCTATGGAAAGCCTTAATATATTCACTATGGCAGATATTGAAAATAAACAAAGCAGTGGTATAGCAGCAGTAATAGACTTAGCAGACAGGGGAATAGATTTTTATTGTATGTTAGTTGCTAGTATAATTGATAAAAAAGTTTATATTATAGATTGCATTTTCACTCAGTCACCTGTTGATGTAACAGAACCACTTACTATAAGCATGTTAGATAAATATGATGTTCAAAAGTGCAGAATTGAAAGTAATGGGGCTGGTGAGGTTTATTGCAGAAGTTTAAAAAATAAATGCCGAGAACAAGGTATTCATCCAAGATTTGATCCAATATTTACAACTGCTAATAAAGAGACAAAGATATTGTTGGCAAGTGGACAAGTTAAAGAAAACTTATATTTCCGTTCAGATTATAGCCATAACAGCGACTATGCTAAATTTATGGACAACTTAACTGGCTATGTTATGCAAGGTAAAAATGAACATGATGATGCACCTGATACAGTTTCAATGCTTGTAGATATGATATTGAAAAGTTACAAGCATCGTACAGATATTAGATAAAATTTAAAAGGGAAGGTGTTAATAATGAAAAAGAAAATGATTAATACAAAAGCGAAAATACACTGTCATAGTTGTAGAAAGGAGTTTGAACTTTACTGGACAGGGTTAAGTAAGGTAGATCATTGCCCACATTGTGGTTCTGCTATAGATGAAATAATGTGGAACTCTATTGTTAGTTCTATGGCTCAAGTGCAAGATACAAACCATCACTTCTATAAATATCATCTTGAGCGAAAAGAACCAATGTTTACAATAAGTGTAGATGGATTGTATACAGATGCAGCAGAAGAATAAAAGGGATTAGTCTTTATTAGTTAAGCAGGATTAGTGTTGGATAAATCCATCACACCTGCTAAGGAATAAACTTACCTGAAAGCACATAACTGATGAAAAACCTTAAAAATAAAACGTAAAGAAAAACATTTGTTAATAGTTACATTTACACTTATTAAAATGATGGCTTTAAAATGGCTAAAATATGTGATAAATATCAATAAATTAGTTTACAATTGATTTATTTTACAATATCAAAAAAATTAAATGAAATAGGGGATAATATTTTAGATGAAAATGTAAGAGGTAATTACATAAAAAGATTTCAGAAGATATTGGAGCAACTCAACAAATTTGAAGATCAATAGATAAGGTTAAAAAATTAATTTTCAAAAAAGTGATAATTTTTTGAAATTAAATATTTATTTTGTTATAATATAGAAAATAAAACAAAATAAAAAGTCCTCAACTTATCTAATGTATTGGTACTACATTGAATAAGCCAAACTCAGTATGTGACAGACACATAAAAAGCCGTTTGAGAACTCTTAACTAAGTATATAATAACAAATATTTTATATACAGTCAAGAAGATACAACCCTTTTTAGTGATGGTAAACACATGCTAAAAAGGGTTTTTTTAATATTTTAAATAAAAAAAGTTTTCACTTTATAAATAGATATATTGGCGTATATCTAAAAGCAAAAACCAAATGAAAAAATATACATATTAAAACTAAGTATATTTTATCATATTTTTTTGGATTTGCAACAGTGAAATCTGAAAGAGGTGGTAAAATGTACGATATTCGAATGATAATAGATAAATTTAATAATGAACATAATATAAAAGATGTAATTGAAACAGTTACAGGAGTAATAATCAAAGGGAAATCTTTATGTTGTCCAATTCATGGTGGCGATAATAAGAATGGAGCATCAATAAACGTAGGAAAAAATATCTTTAGTTGTTGGACTGAAAATTGTGGAAAGGCTTTAAGTCCATGGAATTTTATACAATCATATTATAAATTAGATAGATTCAAGGAAGTAGCAGAGAAGGTTAATAGTTTGTTTAATACAAACATACCTATTTTTGAAAAGGGTGCTAAAAACAAGCCTAAGAATGTAATAGAAAACAACTATGCTTGTATATATACAGTAAATAAATACTTGAATGAATGTAATTCACAACTTGAAGAAGTTTTAAAAATAGATAGACATATATTATTAAATTCACCTACTGGATTAGGTAAGACGTTTGGAATT